TGACTTGACTGCTTCAATGCCCATAATCTTGAGTTGTGGGTCTTGATAACGAACACCTTCAACATCCCATGCATTAAGAATGTATCTTTTCTTTGCAGTCCAGATACCCTTGTCTGCAATCACCTCACGGGCCATCTGCATCTTCTGTTCATATGCATTTACATACGAAGCAAGAGCTTGGTAAGACTTATCAATAAAAGGTTCAATCTTCTCTTGAGCCACTCTGTCAAGGAAGTCCACCACCCATTCACGATAACTATCCTCTGTCTGGTCTGTTCCCTTTTTACAGCATCTATCAACAAGTTTGTCAAAAGTAATGTATACCGAATCCGTATCTGACGCAATGACATAATCTTCTCCTTCAGTTTTCAACAGTTTGTTGAGATATACATTCAGAGACTTTTCAATCCATCGAATAGACAACTGGCCAGATGTAGTAATCCCTTCTGCAATACGCAAGTCATAATAACGAAACCATTCATTACCAATCGCACCATAAGCAGAGTTTAGTGAAATCTTTCTTGCCATTTGGATATTGTTGTAACGAGAAACTTCTTTAAGATATTTAGCGTCCTTTGTATTCTCATATTCCTGTTTTGCCTGCAACATCTTCTTTTTGTAAATAGTACGATCATCATACATCGTCTGCATCATTTCAGGCAAAAACCCCTGATGACGTTTGTGAAACATTGCACCGTTTGGTGTAAAGGAAACATCAGAAGGTATCTTTGATTTGTCAATATTCTGAGAAAGAAGAGTATCTACAGATTCTTCACCAAAGTCTAGTTTGCCATCCATCAATGTTTCTGGGGAAAGATTGTACTGCATAATCAAGTGTGGATACAAAGAGTTCAAGTCAAATGACATAACCCATTTGTGTTGTCCAACCTGAGGCTCTTTTACATATGCACCAACATACTTGTCAGACTTTTGCGAACCACGTTTCTGTGGAATGACAATCTTTTTCTGTAGAAGATGGTTGTAGATAAGAATATCCCAATACTTAACAGACGTAAATGAATCAGACATATTTACTTTTGCTTCATATGTCATAGTCAAAATCAAGTCAATCAGTTTCATCTTATCATCAAGCCTATCGACAAGTTCAACGTCTTGAATATTGTAGTCTAGGAAAGACTGATAATCTTTTGTGTACCAATCACGAAAAGTCTCATATGGATTTTCATCTTTACGTTCACCAAGTTCTACGAAAGCAATATGGTCAAGACGATATGATTCCTGTGCAGAATAAGTAAACTTACGATACAAAAGAAGATAGTCAAGTTCTTCAACGCCCATGATATCATAGACTTGTTCTTTCTTACCATAAGAGCCAGTGATTGTTCTTGCATTGACTACACCCCAAGGTGAAAGTCTCTTCATTGCATCTTCACCCATCACCGATTTGATACGGTTGCAGATATAGGGAATATCAAATCGTTCAGTATTCCAACCAGTAATGATATCAGGGTAATCACTTTCCCACCATGAAAGGAACTGAGCCAGAAGTTCACGTTCAGTCTGACACTGAATATACTGAACATCTTCTCTGTCGTTTTGATATTCGTGCAATCCCCAAACCTTGATACGTCCTGTATCATGGTTCTTGATTGTGATGGAAAGCATCGGTTCAAGTGCCTGATCAGCATTTGGGAAACCGTTCTCACACTCCACCTCAATATCAATAGTGACAATACGCATCTGCGAACTGTCAAACTGAATTTGCTTGGGATACTTTTCTGCGATATAGGTATAAGGAAAGAGTGTCAATCCATAAACCAAATGAGGTTGACTTTGATACTGCTCAACAAATTCCTTTGTCTCTTTGATAGAGAGGAACTTCATAGGATTGACGTTCTTACCGTCTAAGGTTTTCCAGCCAGTGTCCTTCTGAACAGGCACATAGAGAGTGGGTTCGTACTTAACCTTGAAGTTAGAACGAACACCATTCTCTACTGCACGAACAAGTAGTTGATTACCCCATTGGGCAACGTGTGTGTAAAATTTCATTATATAATAATACCACCATTAGGGGGATTTGTCAAGAGAAAAGTGGCATCTCACCGTTAGAAAAATACTTATTAATCATTTCTAGTCTGTCATCTGCAGCGGCCAACTTATCTAGTTCTGCCATTACTGCTTCTGTAACATCTGAGTGTTCGCCGATACCAGCAGGCATTGTCTGGTATACTTTAATATTTGCAAGGTGTACCGCTACTTCACCTTCTGCTTGTTTTTTAGCGGCTGCTATGATTGCATCTCCAACTTTCATTTTTGTTCTCCTTCTGTAGTCAGAATATATTTCTTTTGGGGGTCTACCATAACATTCATTGTTTTCATAGCAAACCGATTCAAAAGAACATCAGTTCCCATTTCACTTCTATCGTCTAGGCCAAACATGAACTGATAACTGTGGCCCATAAACTCTACGTCCAATTCAATAACAGGTCTTGAATCTATACCAGCGCCTGTTTTTGCCTTGTATTCTTTTACAAGGTTAGTTGTAATAGTTTTTCCATTAAGGGTAAAAGTAATATTTTTATTGTTAATCTTTATATTTTCTGCGTGTAATACTGAAAGAGCGCTATTGCCTGTATCAAACTTTGCTTCTAATTCTCCAAACTTATCTATACTAATAGGTACAGAAAACCTATTCTCTACATTCTTAAAATGTTCTAAAACTTCTTTTGCAACACTCAAACCAGAGTTGGCTTCTTCAATACCATCTGTGCCTGGCGAACTGTTTACTTCTAAGAAATACGGTTGTCCTTTATACGGAATAAAATCAACTGCAACAAAGTCACCATCTACAGACTTTGCGGCTGTCATACATTGACGTATTTCATCTTCAGATAACTTATAGGGTTTTACTCCACCACCCTGTGTATAGTTACTTCTGAAATCGCCCTCAACAACTTCTCGTTTCATTGTACCAATAATAGTATCACCAACAATAACAACACGAATGTCACCATCTGTTTTGATATATTCTTGAATGAGAATATCTGTTTCTGGGTCTTGTTTATAAATTAATTGTACGAGAGAATCTAATGCACGTTTGGATTCAACAAACAGAACTCCAACGCCGCCGGCACCCCTAAGTGTTTTAAGGATGATAGGAAACTTTGTGTCTAGTTCTTCTAATGCAGTGTCTATATCATTTTCTGTAGGAACAAGAACTGTCTTTGGCTGATTTAATTTAAAGTCCTTCATACGAACATAACTACGATATTTGTCTGCACAAATACTGATAGTAGTTCTGCTGTTAATACAAGTACAACCAATTCGTTCTAATTCAGAAATCAAATCGAGATGACTATCTCTTGTTGGTGTTCCTCTAACAAATACAACTGTATCTTTGGAACTAAATTCCATACTGTTATTTTTATCTTTGATAGAATACTTACCATCATCAAAAGTCAAAGAGACACCTTTGAAGTCTGATAGGAAAACTTCCATACCCATCTTCTGGGCTTGTTTCTCAAACTTCTTTGCAGTAATTGATTTATCACCATGTTCAACTGTAAGGATTATTACCTTATAGTTTTCAATCTGTTCTTCTTCTGTGATAAAATCTGTAAACGAGCGTGCCAACTATACTTCTCTTTTCTTACCAATGTTGTATTTTGTTTCTAGAACCCACTCATCCTTCTCTTTGAAGGCAATCACTTTGATTTGTGAAAGAGGAGCCTTAGGTTCTGCACTCCCAACAATTTCTACTAACCCCCAATCACCTAATAGAGAGGCAATAGAGTTTCTACGAGATATGTCATTTTCATTTAAGTTTGTATCTTTACCATCTAGTGCAAAGAGTTCTTTGAAATGCACAATGTAGTACTTACCCTGTTTATGTAGAATGTGACAGGATTGATATAGTTTTCTCTCTTTACGAGAGGCGACACCAATACGAGATAGTGTCTCACGAACCTTCAAAAAGTCATCAGGTTCTTTAAGTTTAATTTCCAGCATCTCTTCTGGATGCCATTCAGTTTCGTTCATTTTCTTCCACCTTTATTCAAACTATTTTTAATAGTGGTTATCTGGTCATCATTTAGTATTGATAATGCTTGTTTGGCCTTCTCATTACTATAACCATAATATTCTTTTACATAGTCTAAGTTTTTCAACTTATCCGCTTTCACCCAAGGAGCATATCTTTTCTTAGGTCTAATAGTATTTAGTAAAAAGTCATATTGTAGTTTTGAGTCAAGGTGGTGACGTTGATTCATCTCATTTACAAGCATAATTGTGTCATTGAATGGTGCAACACACTTATTAATGATAAATGGCGAATACTTCTTCTCCCACATAGGATCATCTGTTTCCATCAGATTTTCCTTTGTGAGATTGATTGAGTTAAGATAATCCTTTAGTTGGTAACTCATTTCCAACTCACCTGTGTCATAATCTCAACCATATATGCAAGCATATTGATTTCTTGATCTGCAACAAAGGCTGATTTGTAAGAGTAGTCTGCTGTTGCAAGAACTAGGTGAGGTACGGTTTGAGGTTGGATTTCTTCATACAATGTATCATAGATTTTACGATACATACGAGAGGGGTCGTTATCTAGATTATTTGCAACCCACTTACGAATAGATTTGAAGTCTTTATCTTTTAGATAAGAACCCAAGTCTTTCATGTTTGTTTCTGATAGATTAACAAGAATACCACTATCAATCATACCAGAGGCAGAATACCTTTGTAGTTCGTTTAGAACTCTTCTCCAATCTGGGAAGTGTTTCTCAACAATACCAGCAACAGCCTTTGGTTCAAACTGGACATCCTCAGATTTGAGAATGTCCTGTACTCGTTTGAAAAATTGTCCAGCAAGTGTTGGTTTCTCTGTTGGTGGAATACGAAACTCCACAACAGAACACCGACTGTGTAGTGGTTCAATGATACGGTTCTTGAAATTACAGGTTAGAATAAACCCACAGTTCTTGTGAAACTCCTCAATGAATCCACGCAACGCAGGCTGTGTAGATTGAGGATTTAGATAATCTGCCTCATCAAGAATCACGAACTTACGATTACCATCCATAGAGACAGTACTTGCAAAGTTCTTGATTTTGTTTCTGAGTACATCAATACCTGATTCTTCAGAACCGTTAATCATCATATAGGTGGCACCGATTTCTTCTAACATTGCTTTCGCAACAGTAGTCTTACCGACACCTGGCCCACCAGACAAAAGAAGGTTTGGTATATGTCCTTCATTCACAAAAGTCTGGAAGGTTGTTTTCAAATCATCAGTAAGAATACACTCACTGATTTTTGATGGGCGGTATTTCTCCACCCATAACATCACATCATTCATAATATAAAACTCCTAGTTGGGATTAAGCTTGTTCTAAAGCAATAAAGTACTCTACAGATTTGTTCACATGTGAAAAATGTGAAATACCTTTTGCAGATACCTGTACCTTATAATCACCACCTAGTAGTTTTAGGTTTTCAACCTTGAAATAGTATGTGAAGTCAGATGGTGAGTTATCACCAACTTTGATACTGAAGTCGTTAGAAGTTTCGTTCTTACGGTCAGTAACAGTCAATTCAATATCACCACCAGCAGTTCCTTTAAGAACTACATCTGGAACACCAAGTACTGCACTCGCTTTTGAGATTGCATTAAAGGTGTCCTGTGTAAACGTAAACTCTACGTCTACAGAAGGCATAGTAATTTCCGTCTTTGGTGTTGTCACCACAGATGGGTCACTAAAGAAGTATTTCAGTGAACTACCACCGCCTTCTTCATTCAATCTAACTGATTGTTCCCCAAAATCCAATGTTGGACTTTTGAACAGCGACATTGCTGAAAGGAATTCATTCAAATCATAGATTGCGAATTCGTTGTCGAATGTATCTGGGATAGTCGCTTTCGCCACAATGTTTTTCATTGCTGACATTGTGTTTATCACATTACCAGACTTTACCAAAAGATTTTGGTTAATTGTTGAGAAGTTCTTTAGAACATCTCTGGTATCATTACTAAGTTGCATAATCATTTATCTCCATTTATATCGTGATTGTGTAGTGCCATTATACCATAATGGATTACTTTTAGCAAGTCATTTCTGTTCTTGCCGTCTTTTTTTCCGTACCGTTGACTATACTTTAATATATTCCCGATACAAAAACCTTCGCCATGTCCAGAGTCCATAATAAACTCCGTGGCCTGAAACTTATTTTGTGAGTAGTGTGCAGAGTATGTCTTATCAATATATACTTGCAATTCTTTCAGAATTCTATCTTCTGAATATTTGTAATCAATATTTTTCAAATTGTACATCCTATAAGTTGGATGGGGGGCGAACCCCCCACCGCAGATTGATTAGCTTGAGTAAGAGTAATCAGTACCCGATAATGCTTTAAGTCCAGCAGCAATTACACCTTTAGATGGTTCACCCATTCTATATGCAGTTTTGCCTTTGAAAGTATTCACATAGATACAGTTGCCTTCGCTTCTCAGCGTGTCAATCATTGCTCTAGGTGATGTCAAATCGAGTTTAGTTCTAAGAGTTTCCCATGTGACGTTCTTACCAGTTTGTAATAGTCTTAGGGTCTTTTCTCTTTTAGTTAGTGCTTTTCTAGCCATATTATCTCCATTATTAAAATTCAATCACCAGTAATTTGATGATTAATACACATCATACACTAAAATGGGGGGATTGTCAAGAGATTTTTCCCCCCACAGTAGATTACTTGATTTTAATCGTTTTAGGTTTCTTTTCCTCTGGAACGATACGTTCAAGTTCGATACACAACATTCCATTCACAAATGTCGCACCTTGTACGAACACATCTTCAGCAAGACTAAATGCCTTTTTGAAAGAACGTGCAGATACACCTCTATGGATGTACTCTTTGTCATCATCACCTTCTGGACGAGATTTAGAGTTTACTGTAAGAGTATTCTCTTTTGTCTCAATCTCAATATCGCTCTTAGAAAAACCAGCAATTGCAATTTCAATTACATACTTTTCATCCGATGTCTTTACGATATTGTAAGGGGGATAGTTTGTTGTGGGAACAAAACTCTCGTCAAAGAGAGTGTTGAACATTCTATCAAAACCGATAGAATAAGTTTTGACCCTATCGAAAGGGTTCTCTACTGTGTTTATGCTTACCATAGTTTTCTCCTTTATTAAGCAAGATTAATTTGATACCCGATAATCGGCATACCAAATATATTTATAAATGGTAGTTTTTTGTGAGGGAAACTACCAAAACCCAATATTTGTGTCACAGAGTAGGTGTTCCGTTTGTGACAACAGGACGACTTACGAACTGCACCCATATTATATAGGTATCCGAAAGGGGCGTTTCAACCCCTTTCGTTAAGTTTTTTTATGCCGCCTCAGCGTACTCAAGTGCTTTATCTAAAGCGTTGAGTTTTACTTTACGGTTACGTCCGTACCATGCAGACTGCAAACGTGAATCACCTTCACGACCTTGCAAGTGGTCTGTCATGTAAGTAACAGAGTTAAATGCCTGCCACCATGAACCTTGGGCAAAGTTTGCACCAGGCTGAGTGTTTAGATTTTCCATCGCAATTT